CACACAGGGATCAACTCATCGTTTCACAAGAGACCGCACTTTCCATCGGTGCGGTTTATCGCTGTGTAAGCATCATTTCTAACACGCTCTCACAACTTCCAATGTTGGTGAAGCGTGGCGAAGAGGAACTATCTGTGCCTCTCGCAAAGCGACCAGACATCAACCAAAACACCAACGACTTCTGGGGAAGCACAGCAACATCACTCGCACTCACAGGCAACGCCTATTGGTGGGTGTCTCGCAACCAAGACGGCGAAGTCAAAAACTTGGAGGTTCTCAATCCACGCAACATTATCGTCAATAGAGAGGACAGAGTTGGAGCACCTATCACTTATGACTACAACGGCAAGCGAGTAAATAAGAAAAACATAAAACACATCAAGTTGATGATGCTTCCAGGCGGGGTAAAGGGAGTTGGACCACTACAAGCAGGAGCAAACGACATAGAGAACGCAAAGCGACTACTTCTTTACTCAAACTCTTTCTTGGAAAACGGAGGCATCCCTACTGGTGTTTTGAGTAGCGACCAATACCTAAACCAAGAGCAGGCAGACGCTTACAGAGAAGCGTGGAATGACGCACAGGAGACACGAGGACTTGCTGTGCTTGGAGCAGGGTTGTCTTACTCTCCCATCTCCCTCACACCAGAAGACCTAATGCTCTTGGAAAACCAGAAGTTCTCAACACTACAAATCGCTCGTTTGTTCGGCATCCCACCCATCTTCTTGGGAGCAGGAATAGAAGGGTCGTCTCTCACTTACGCAACCACAGAGACATTAGGCATCCTCTTCCTACAAACTACTTTGAGCGAATACCTCGTTTCCATTGAGGAAGCATTTACAGACCTCTTACCCAGAGGGCAGAAGGCATCTTTCAGGTTAGACACGCTAATGCGTAGCGACCTAAAAACCAGAGTTGATAGTTATGCGACTTTGATTGATAAGTCAGTTCTCACGCCCCAAGAGGTAAGGATGATGGAGGGATATTCCCCAACGCCAGTTGGCGAGTTCTTCCAACAAGCACCTATCCAAACTCCCCTAACAAAGGGGACAGGAGGCACGAATGAATAACCACGAGTTTGAGATCAGGGAGAGCAACACAGAAGAGCGACTTGTCTCTGGTGTTGCTGTGCCCTTTGGAGACACCATCTCTGTTGGAGGCATCCAAGAACGCTTTGAGCGTGGAAGCATCCCCAGCGTAGAGGGTGTAAAACTCTTCTACGGACACAAAGACCCCATCGGTCGGGTAGTTCGTGGAGAAGAAACAGAAGACGGATATGTAGTAGAAGCACGCATTAGTGAAACAGAGCGGGGGAATGAAGTTCTAACTCTTCTCCGTGATGGCGTGCTAAACAAAATGTCCGTCGGTTTTGCCCCCGTCAAAGACCGCAAGGAAGACGGGGTGATTGTGCGGGAAGAGGTTGCCCTCAAAGAGGTAAGCATCGTCTCTTTCCCCGCATACAACAACGCTGATGTTCTTTCCGTTAGGGAAGACACAGACACTAATGAAAACTTGGAGAAAGTTATGGAAACCAATAACGAAATGGTTGAGGTGCGAGAAGAACTCGACACACTCACCCGTGAAGTTGCTTCTATCCGTGAAGCGGCACCCGTTATTGCTTCTGCTCCTTCCTGGAACTCCTTTGGCGATTTCGTCAAGGCAGTAGTTCGTGGCGATGAAAACGCCGTTGAGATGACCCGTGCCTACGCAGGTGCCGTTGTCTCACCAGAAGGACCAGACAGCATCGGGCGAGACGCTTGGGTAAATGAAGCACTACTGCTCGTAGATCATGGTCGCCCCTCCCTCAACGCCTTCCGCAAGGCAGGACTACCAGAGGCAGGACTAAACATTGACTACCCAGCAGTTCTAACAAACACTCTTGATGTTGATACACAGGCGGCACAGGGCGACACCCTTGTCTTCGGCAAGTTGTCTCTACAAACCAAGACCACACCAGTAAAGACCATCGGTGGTTGGACTGATGTTTCACGCCAGACCATCGAACGCTCTTCTGTTGCTTATTTGAGTGAGGTTTTCCGTGCGATGTCTATCGCTTACGGCAAGACAACCAACGATATGTTTATCGACACTCTCACAGGCAACACCGACCTCGCCGTCCTATCAGGCGTAGTAGGAGACGCAGAGGGCATCACAGGAGCAGTCGCAGACGCTTCTATTTCCATCTACGAGAATGCCGCTGGGCGACCCCAGTTCATCCTCGCTTCACCAGACATGTGGAAGATGCTTGTTTCCCTCTTTGCCGTTGATGGACGACCCATCGTTGGAGGTTCAGCACCAGTCAATAACATCGGTGTTTCTAACCTTCCACAGATGACCGCAAACCTATTTGGTTTGGAGGTTGTAGTTGATCCCGCACTACCAGCAGGAACTCTTTACATCGCAAACAGCAACGCTATTACCACTTGGGAAAGCGGTGGTGCTCCTTACCGCCTAAGCGACGAGGACATCACAAACCTAACCAACCAGTTCAGCATCTACGGATACATCGCCTTTGGCGTTATTTACCCAGAGATGATTGTAAAGGTTGAGATGGTGTAAGAGGACTGACTGACGATGACGACACCAGACGACCTACTCAACTTTGTAGGAGGCAACCAAAGCGACAGGGACTTTGTGGAGAAGTGTTTAGCACAAGCGATAATGCTTGTGAATGCTTATTGTGTTCGCACACCAGAAATCCCAGAAGAGATTTTGGATAATGCCTACCTACAAGTTGGTAGTGAGTTGTTCCACAGGCGAAACGCTCCAAGCGGCATCGCCCAGTTTTCATCGTTAGACGGCACCTCACCTGTGCGTGTAGCGAAAGACCCAATGACGAGCGTTTATCCGCTACTAAATCGGTGGGTGGTGAATGGTGTCTAACTTTTTGAGGGCAAGTAGAGAAGAGATCAAACTACAACTCAACTCTGTCTTACTACAAAACAAACAAGACATCCAAGTCTATGAGTTTATCCCAGAGCGACCAGCACTACCTTGCTTTGTAATAGCACCAAGTTCGCCTTACATCAGTCAGGGCACAACTTTCTGCGACTTCACAACGAGGTTTGAGGTTTTGATACTCGCAGACAAACTCACAAACCAAGAAGCAACCAACCTTTTAGATCAACTAATCGTTGATGCGATAGATGCTTTGGAAACTTGGTTTATTGAGGAAGTGGAACAACCTTCTGCTTACGAGATAAACGGGGGGACTTTTCTCGGCACAAAGATACAACTAACAGCAGACAAAACTTTATGAGGAAGTGATTATCGTGGCGAGAACACGAATGAAGGGTAAGGGCATCACCTTTACCTACGAAGGCACCCGATACGAGTGCGACCTTACTTCTGTTGTTTTGGAAAAGACATCACCAACGGGCAACACCGCCCAAGATGGAACCCAAACATTTTGCGATGTAGGAACAAGTGCGGCAGACGGAGAGGTTTGGGTAATGAATATTACCGCCCTCCAAAGCACCGACTACACACCAGAGAAGGCACTACACGCTCTTATCTGGGACCTCGCAAAGGTGGGTGGCGAACTCGCATTCGTCTTTGCCCCACACGGCAACGACACACCTACCCAGAACCAACCACACTTCACAGGCGTAGTGCTTGTGAAGGAGGGTGCTTACCCCTCCGTTGGTGGCGACGCAGGCGAAGACGCTTGGACCTTTGACTACGAGTTTGAGGTCAAGGACGATGTTGTAAATCGCATTGGCGACAGCGACACACCTTTCGTAGCAACCGCAAAGAAGTAAGTAAAAACACAAACAAATAGTTTCCCCTTCCGCTGGGTGTCCCTAACCACACACCACTCTCCTTGTGAGGGGCACCCAGTCGGGGGAAACGGAAGGGTAATGAAGTGAATGTAAATGAACTAACACTTGGAGAAGTAGAGGAAGTAGAGAACTACGCAGGTCTTCCACTTGCCGCCCTCGCAGACAGCGAGGCACAGAAGGGCAAACTAATGGTTGCTCTTGCTTGGGTTATCAAGCGTAAGCAAGACCCATCCTTCACTCTCCATCAGGCAAAGCAACTAAAAATGGAAGACATCAACTCGCTATTGGTGGATGACGACGACGACCCAAAAGCGAAGTAAAACAGGAGGCGGCAGAGTTTATGGCGATGTTTTGTTTAGCGATGAGGATTACCCCTGATGAATACAGGGCACTAACCATCCGTGAGCGAGACGCTTTTATTGCCGCCTTTGAGGAGCGACAGATGTAATGGCGAAATACAGGGCAAACGGAGTGGAGGTCAAAGGTCTCCGCAGAGTAGTAAGAGAAGTAGAGCGTCTTGGTGTTGAGGTAAGCGACCTAAAACAGGTTTTTACCCGCATCGGTGCTCGTGCTCTCAACACAGCAAACGCAGGCACTCCCGTTAGGACAGGTGCCCTAAAAGCATCTAACAAACAGAGCAAGCGTAAAAACTCCGTTTATCTTTATTCAGGCAACGCCAAAGCAAACTACGCCATCTACCCTCACTACGGCACCATCAACCAACCCGCACAACTTTACTTACAGGCGGCAGTAAAGAAGGACGGTCCGTGGGCGGTCCAAGAGTTAGACAGAGAAATGAAACGCCTAATAAACAAAGTAGGACTGAATAGATAATGGCGGGTTCTAACAAAGTTGTAGTCAAGTTTTTAGCAGACACAGACCAGATGAAGCGGTCTCTCCAAAGCATTGAGGGAGGACTGAAAAAGTTTGGTAAGGCGGCAGTAGGCATCGGTGCGGCACTTGCGGGTG